TGTATCAGATCTCCTTTCAAATATAACTCAGTCGGGGCCCCATGAAGGCGACCCCGGCTAGTGAGTTACGCAAGTGCTGCCTTAGCCGTTGACAGTTGGTTCTTAGTCTGCCTGTAGATCTCAGCCTCAGACAGTGCCTTCGGCGAGTAGTTGTTCTGCTCGAGATTGACCACAGTCGAACCCGGAGCAGCAACCGATGCGTCCAGATCAGACTGAACGGTGTTCTGACTTGCAGATATAGCTGACGCTTGTCCATAGGACGCTGCTGCTGTGATGGGAACCACATTCAGCATGGAACCCATGGCTTGCGCACCTTGCTGGACACCTGTCAGATCCAATACCGGCGCGATGACCGGATTCAGGTCCATCATGTTGCCTACTGCATCAGGGATCGTGGCAACCGTAGATATGATCCCATCAACCATGTCTTCCATGGATGTGATGATTTGATCACTGTTGTTCTCAAGACCAATGACCCAGCCATCGATGATGGCTTCACCGACCTTGATGAACTCCTTCGAGGGCGAATGGCTCTTGAGCTTCCTCTTGGCAGCGGCTAGTGCCCCACCAGCAATGCTAACCATCTTGTTGACGATCGCACCACCGTTGAGTCCACCTAGCACACCACCGATGATGGCGCTGGCCAAGTTTGCACCAGCTGCTCGCATTGCAGGAGCCTTGTCCCGAACCGCAGACGCCATACCGTTCACGAAATGGATGATTGCGTCGGCACCCTCACGAGTCATGCCAACTGCCGCAGCCGAGACCGCATTGATGGCACGCATGATGGCATCTTTACCCGCACCAGCAATAGCACCGAACTTGCTGGCAATACCATCGATCAGCTCAATGATGAGCTTAGCGCCTGTCGTGGTCATCCTGGCGTAATATCCGACAATGGCGGCCAATAGATGCGCCATCATGTCGCCAGCAGCATTAGCTGCTCGACCCACATTGTTGCCAATACCTCGTGCGAAGTTGACAACCACATCAGTAGCCGCGCTGACCACACTTCTGATGTTGTCGGCGATACCTTGTAGCAGTGACACCAACAATTCAGCGCCTGCCCGAGTGATCTGGGGAAGACGTGCTGCCAAGCTGTTCAGAATCGTGATGATGATCTGCGCAACCTGTGTGACAACCTGACCGATGTTGTTTCTGATACCGGTCAAGAGTGCTGTTAGCAGCCTGAAACCCACTTCGATCATTCTCGGCATGTTTGCTTCAATGATGTTCAATGCCGATTGCAAGAGAACTGTGATCGCCTTCTCCAACTTCGGAGCAACGATGATCACAGCCTCCAATATCGTGGACAAGATAGCCACGAAAGCTGTCACAAACTTCGGTGCAACTTCCGCAATCCTATCCACGATGGACAGCAGACCCATGACAACACCCAACACGAACTTGGGAATGGCCATAGCGAATGACTCGAGTGCTTTGACGAGCACCAATATCGCTGCGGGTCCTGCGACAGCGATTGCGCTGAGCCCAGCGCCAACGAGGAATATACCTGCACCGGCGAGAGCCAATGCGGCACCGATCGCAAGCATGGCAACGCCCAGACCCAACATGGCTGGAATTGCTGGTGTCAGCAAATATGCAGCGACGCCAACGAGAGCCATAGCTGCGGCAAGCGCAACAAGACCCTTGAGAATGCTCCCCCAGGACATACCACCCAACCTCTCCATAGCAATAGAGAGGAGATTGAGACCCACCGCAGCCACTGCGAGAGCAGCTGCACCGGAGAGCGATCCGGTCATGAATATAAGTGCAGCCGCTAGGAGGGTAAGCGTAATTGCTAGTGCGCCAATACCCTTGGCCAACTCGCCAACAGACATACCACCAAAGTCACCAATAGCAGCTGCGATGCCCTTCAAGGCAATCGAGACGAGAACCAGACCTGCTGCGGTTACCACCATGTTCGGTGGCATGATCGCCATGGCACCAGCGATGATCAGCAGTGAACCTGCGACCCCAACCATGCCCTTGACGATGCCGCCCCAGTTCATACTTCCGAATGTGCCTACTGCTGACGCGAGGAGCTTGAGCCCCAACGAGACTGCGATCAGACCAACGCCGATGGAGACCATCCCAGACGGGAATATCTTTGAGGCCAGACCGATACCGACAAGGGCTGCAGCCACTGAGGCCAACCCCTTGCCTATCTCGGACCAACTCATAGCCCCGAAGTCCTTGACCGCACTGGCCAAGATCTTCATTGCCGCAGCGATGGCCAGAATACCGATACCTGCGGATATCATTCCCGCAGAACCCTTTGAGAGCGGTACAACTGCCTTGGAGATCATGATCAGCAAGACACCAACGCCTGAAAGACCCTTGGCCAGCTCTTCCCAGCTGAGTCTTGACAGGATGGTCACCGCAAGGGTGAGCACAGTGACTGCTGAAGCCAGCAATATGAGCGAAGCCGCAATGAAGGGCACCTTGAGGAACCCAGCAGACTTACTCACGTTGGTGAGGATGGCCATAGCACCGAGCAGTTGCCCGAAGCCGATGGTCATGGCGCTCAGGGCCTTTGTCAAGTTCTCCTGATCGATGAACGACAACGCAACGACCGAAGCCGTCAGGATGCCGATCGAGATGGCGATCTTCTTGATCGTGTCGGCCTTGATGTTTGTCTGCATGGCTTGCAGTGACCCAGTGATCGCATCAAAGGATCCTGCAATGGACGACATGATGCCGCCGCTGAGATTGTCAGCCCAACCACCGCTGATGAACTTCTTGATCATCACGACAATGCCACCGAGCAGACCAGTCTGAAGAACCGCCATGGTCGAATCGATGTTTGCCTGACTGAACGCACTCTTGAGCGCATCCATGATGCCACCGAAGACGTTACCGATGGTGTCAACAATAGGCTGAAGCTGAGTCTTGACCCGGTCCAGCATCTGCAGGAACTCTTTCCATGCCCCAGAAGCCTTACTGATGGCCTTTTGCATGGGGCTCATGGACTCAGTAATTTCCCCCAGCGATTTGGAAAGTCCCCCGGAGGCTTTTCCGCCAAATGCATCGAAGAGGCTCGAGACAGCTTGCCCCAACAACTTGAACAGCTGAAGCGGAATGGAAAGTACAGTACCCAGTCCATCAAAGAACTTGGTGAGACCGGTACCCTTCTTCAAAGCCTGATCAACCGAGACCAGGAAGTCACCAATGGATCCAGTGATGTTCAAGAAGTCGCCAGATCCTCCAGCGATCACTCCGAACATACGAGCGAATACACGGAAAATACCGGAGACAACTTGCTTACCGATGTCCAGCAGCGCGAACAATCCTCGGAAAGTTCGCTTGAGGTTCTCTGCTGTATCAGGTCCCATTTTGAGCGTCTCAGTGAACTCCTTGAAACGCACTGTCAGGTCGTAGAGATTCTTACCGGTCGTTGCTGGGAAGATGTCTCGGAATGCTTCTTTGACCGGCTTGACAACCGAGGCAAGTCCTTCAAAGACGTTCTTGATGGCCTCGATGAGAGCGGTTCGACCGCCTAGGGCCTTCCAGTCCCCGAGAACTTTGTTGCGAGCATCAGCAGAACTAGAGACAAAGCCGCCAATAGCAGCAGAAATACCAGTAAAGAGGGTTTTGGCTTCAGTGAAATCTCCGAAAACGATCTTCCAGGTGTCTGCCCAACCGGTTCCGATCTGCTCCTTGGTTGTACTGAGCAGTGCAGACAGCGTCTTGACCTGCGTTGCTGATTCGAGGGCCAGCTTTGCAGTGGCCTGAATGCTCTTGATCTGGGCTGCACTGTATCCCTCGGCCTTTAGCTGGGCATCCGTCATGTCACCCGAGAGCTGCTTGAGCGTTTGGGTGAGAACACCTGACGTCAGCCAAGACTTGCCCCCAGCATCGGCTGAGATGGACTGCCTGAAGGACTCCCCATTGATGGAGACGTTCTTCATCGGGCCTTCCATCTTCACGGCGTTCTCTTTGAGAGTGCCCATGTGCACGGCCGTCTCGGCCAGAGCACGCTTGAAGGTGGCTGAACCCATGCTGGCGTTCTCGACGGACTTCCAGTCCTGTAGTGCGACCTTACCCGAAGAGATTGCCTGTGACAACTGGTACATCGCCGTCGAAGCCTGTGCTGAATTCGCTCCAGAGAGCGCCGCCATGTTGGCGATACCCTTGATGGAGGAGACCGAGGTCTTCAGATCCACACCGGCAGCTGTGAACGTGCCGACGTTCTTTGTCATCTCGCCGAAATTGTAGATCGTCTTATCAGCATACTGGTTCAACTGATTCAGGGATCGTTCAACATCCTTGAGCTTTACGCCAGCTGCGGCGGTATTACCAAGAATAGTCTGAACCGAGTTGATACCGAGTTCATACTCCTTGAAACCATCGATCAGGGGGTCCAAAGTCAGTGCTTTGAGTAGCCGACCTCCTGCTGACACTGCTTTGTTGACGATGTTGGATAGCACTGATAGGGCAACAATCGACATTGCCGAGAACTTGTTCTTGATGTCGTCGATCGCTTTGCCGATATGCGACAGATCGGTCTTCTTTGCCGCAGCATTGACCTCGTCCAGGCCTTTGCCCGCATTGGGGAACTGAAGCGCGGCTTTCAGCTTGTCCAGACCAGACAACACTGTTGCCACACCTTGCTGAAACTTGCTTGTCTCGAAACTCATTGAGACAACTTTGTCGTCAATACTAGCCACGGTTCACCTCCCCAATCAGTTCGTTGAGCATCGTCTCGAATAGAGGGCGGATCACAGGATTGATGTAATCTCTCCCTGCAATATAACCACCTGTCCCGGTGCCATGACCATACTGGATCATCACAGCGACCGGGAATCCGTTCGGTTTGTTGGAGTTACGCCAGACTATGGAGAAATATCCACTCGACTTCTTGACCGTATAGGACCAGGAAGCAGCAGTAAGACCAGTATCCGCCGGGGTAGCTGCAGCAAGTGCTGCTGCTCCTTGGGCTCCATACTTCTCCAAGACTCCAAAGATCTCATTGTTCTGGAGTCTTCTCAAATATGCTTGAGTTTTATGCCAATCACCACTAGTTGTGACTGTGATAGACATATCAGACCGATGTCAGTCGAATGAACACCGCACCTGGATCACCTGGGGTCAATCTACCCAGAGACTTTCCGTACACGTACGGAAGACCGTTTACAGGAGCTGCTTTGGCTCCGGATGCACCTCCAGGTACAACACTAGGAGCCCCGGAACCCCCGTCAGTAGTTGGAGGGCTTCCAGGTCCGTAGACAGACATATCGCCAGGATTGTATGAGCCTCTTCCTCCTGCGGTAGCTGCATTACAGGTGATCCCTCCGCCATATTTCCCAACACCACCAGCGCCACCGCCGCCTCCCTGACCGATCGATTCGACCCAGCCACCATCGGCACCAGCAGTCCCCGCAGTGCCCGGGCCAGCGGCTGTTGGAGTACCCGCAATACCGCCAAGAGCCCCTCCGCCCGCTGCGATACTGTTGCCTACACCGCCTTGACCGCCATGGGCCTGAGTGGTGACCGTCAGAGAATTTGATTGCGCTCTCTTTCCGCCTTTGCCACCGGAGGCTCGGCATGTGGTGTCATTGAAGGAGGAATATCCTCCATCCCCTCCATCGGTGGTTTGAGCAGGATCGGAGACGTGTTCGGTTCCAAGGGCACCACCGGCACCGACCACGATTGGACATGACTCAGGCAACGCTGATAGAAGGCCTTGGACGCGGTGAAGTCCGCCACCACCACCCGTACCACCGTAATTCCGGACAAGTGTGCCCGTATTATTTGTGTTAATTCCTCCACCCATACCACCTCCGCCACCGATACAGATCAAATCGAAGTTGGTGTACCCCTTATCCAGATACTCCTGGGGGACAAAGGGCACAGCATTTTTCAGCGACAGAACCAGCGGAGCTGGGTGGATCAGACTACCTGCTAGTTCAAGCCTCATGCCGCTGCGTTCTCCTCCTCAACCTGGGCTTTGGTGTTTGCTTCCCGCTCCTCCTCTGGCGCTTCATGATTATCTTGGTAATGCCTATAGGCATTCGTATAGTCCTCGTGGAACTGCAGTTTGTCCTCTTCGGATACCTCAATCTTGGTGACTTCTTCCTTCATCACTTCGATCTGGTCCCATTCGCCTGCTTCCATGTAGGCAAGCATTTGATCTTCTTGCTCAGTACAAATATGTTCGTCGTTGATCATAGCCGGTTATCCCGCATCGTCATCGTAAAGCCAAACGAAGCACCAGCTAGTGCACCAGCCGTTGTATAGATATACTGTCTTGACCAAGTACCCAGAGCTTGCGCGACAAGAATATAGGGATTTGTGCTATGCACATTACCGCCAACAGAGATGAGCTTGAATCCCGGATTGCCAAACCGAATTTCGAACGCACCACCTGATGGCGAAACATAAGTAAACGGAATAGACCCAGGCTGAGCAACACCGCTACCACTATTGGCATTCTCAACAAATCCATAAACCGTCATAAATCGTGATTTATCTCGCTCAGTAGTTCTCATGGTGCCACCGTCAAATCAATGGCGTGTTGCATCTCAAGAGAATCGAAAAGTGCCAGCAAACTCGTCGCGTTCATTTGCTCGATATGATCGCCAGAATTCTTCGGGCTGATACCCAACTCTTGAGCGCCCTTGGTGTACAACTTCACAATATCAGCTGAAGTAAGCGCATGACCACACACAAATGCGCTGTCAATTTCGCCAATGAGTCCGGTACTACCACCAACACTAACAGCGCCAACGACAAACCCATTCGCGCCCAATGTCGTAACGGAATACATCACAGTAGAAGCACCGATGAGCAGCCCGTCCATATATAGCTTACGACGGACACCATCAGCAGCCGCATTATCTTCAACAACAACCACATGATGCCATTGACCATCACGAATATAGCCAGCAGTGATACCATCATTGCCATTACTGCTAACTATTTCACCGGATGTATTTATCCAGAGCTGACACATAGTTGTGCCACTTGCTCCCCAATACATAAGCACCTGGTTAACCACATTTGTTGTCTTGGCCCAGACACCATAAGAACGTGTTGTCAATCCTGCGGGCAACCCAGTATCAGCAGCAGTCAACGAATGAGCACCAACAAAGGCGATCGCATTCTTCGCTGAACCATCAGCGCCTGCCACAAGCCAAGCCCCTGAGCCATACCCGTTAGCAACAAGAGGAACGTTCTGAGAACCTTCGTCTCCTAGCGAACCACCCGACAAGTTATGCAAACGAAGAGGTGGTGTTGTAAAGTCAGCTGGGCTTGCTGCTGCACCCTTACGACGACGACGAACACTGACTGAAGCACGCTTAGGAATTGCACCCAAACTATGCGGAATCGACGCGCAATATAGATTACGAACCTGATCCTCTGTCAGGACATCACCAGTAACAAATGCCTCATCCACTCGCCCATACAGCGGAGCGCTCATTGGACGAGCTGCATCACCATCATACGCCCCAATGTTGAATGCTACTGGCAAGGCGACACACAATGGTCCTGTAACACTCTTTGCCGCTTCAAGCGCTCCATCCACATAAAGACAAGCGTAAGTACCATCAGAAGTACCCACCGCAAAATGCCAACGATCATCAGCTACATCACTAATACCATTCACACTAAGCGATGATCCACCTTGATCATATGACACTTGGGAATATAGAATGTTTGATGCTGCAATTGACAGATACCACATACGGCCGCCACCAGTTGCTGCAGTGAACTTACTGATAACCAGCTGTTCGGCACCACGCTTGGCGGTCTTGAACCAACATCCCCACGAACCGGTTCTTATCCTGAACGGATCCGCAGTACCACTATCAGGAATATACAATCCCTGAGCAGTTGATCCTGCAAATTGTGCAGCAGTAGCAACTAGACCATTGATACCCACACCGAATGGAACCGCACCCTTGTTGAGCAACGCACGACCATTACCGCTGGCATCATTCAGATCTGAAAGATTCCACAGACCAATAGGCACGTTCAAGCCCATATTCGTGAAATCAGCCGCAGTGAGTTGACGTCCAGCACGAATCTGCCCTGCCATACCCACATCAAGGATTGACTTAGCTGAAACAATGACAAGATCTTGCCCGACCGGACCTGCGGGGCCAGCAGGACCCTTCACATTGCCTGCATTGATCTGAGTTCCATTGTGCTTGGTAAGAATCAGATCATTACCAACAACATCACCATCGACAACCGAAGCGCCTTCGATTGCCAGCATCCGATCAGCAGTCATACCTGTAACTGTAGCCATATTTCACCTCCTTAATCGGGTTCGGGGTACGTTGTGGTGATCGTATACGTGGTCACGTCCAAATATGTCGCGTCCGCGTTGTCGATCTGGAATGTGGTGGAATTGATCATCGAAATATAGTCATCCGACTGATCAATAGCAGTCCATGTGCCATCGCCATTGTCAACGATGATGAGAACGCCAAGCGCCTTGAAGAGGTTCTTGAGTTCATCGATCGGAGGAAGCCGAGGATGCGTATCGACTGTTCCCCAGATGATGTCCTCGATACTCTGAAGAATATCAGGGTCTGTCTTGGTCGAATCGATGGCGACATGAACCGTGGGACGATACCCTGAGATCATCGGAGGCGTACCAGTCAGATTCCACCCGAACTCAATCGGCTTGAGTGGATCTCGGATTGCCTCGAAGACATACGGATCGGGATTGGCGACCAGATTGTAGAGGATGTGAATCTTATAGCCTAGATCAACACCATCTACATCGTTGCCGAGTCTTGTCGTGTATGACAAGTTGAAACTTTTAGGTGGCTGATCGTAATAGACCAACCCCTCGGCGACAGCTTCGATGCCCAGCAATGAATCAAACTCGGAAGGGTAGGTGAAAGCGCGGAGTTTGCCCGAAAATTCCGCCGGGGTCAATTTCTCCAAATACTTTACCCCATCAAGGAAGTACGATTGACTATCTTGGAGAGAACCGTCCTCGACAGCAGTCAATCCGTTCCATACCACAGCTGTACCGTCATGCAAGTACAGAACTCCACGATCAACGCCCGTCTGGAAGAATCGTTCACCGACTCGATCCCAACTAAGAGCTGTCACGCCACCTCCTTTCTACCCTTTGGTTCCCAGTTGAGCTTTACGCTGAGCGTTAAGCTCTCGATTGCGAGCAGCGACTTCAGCTCGGCTCATCTTCTTCGGTTTCGCGTTCTTGATGTTGCACACTCGAATCAAAGTGAACAAACGATTGAGATGCCAGTATTGCGCTTCCCAATCGATGCTGAAAGTGACCATCCAGTAGTAGACCAACTCGGCAGTGACCACTTCTCTGGTCTGAGGTGCACCTGGCGCCTCATGAAACCAAGTTGCAGTCATCTTTGCGTCGATGTATGCATTGATCTCGTGGAAATTCGCTTCAGAGAGTCTAGAAAAAACTTCCTCTGGAACTTCGGGGGTCAACAACATGGCCCTTATGTACCCCAGAATTTCTTCCGTGGACTTCTCGGTATTACCGAGGAAAGGCTTCTCGTAAATTGACTCCCATTTTGACAGAGAGACCAGGGAGTGCTCAAGCTCCAAGACGACCTCGCCGACATCGACGAACTCTTCAGTAGCTTCGTCGAAATGTTCGACTCCTGGAACTGTAAGTTTGAGCATTCCCTGGTCTCCTTCTGCCGGACCCCACTGAGTTTAGTAGTCGAACGTCCAGTCGTCGTCACCGTCGATGGTGTAACCGGACTGAGGCGTGGCCTCGACATCTGCCGTCTGCCCAACGGTAAGCGCAGGCTGCGGACCCGGAGCGGCCTCGACACCGTTGATCTCGAACGTCACACCGGCGACGGTCGGAATCGTGACGACGTGCGTCGCCGAGTCGTATGACGGGGCATTAGCGCCGGTCAGACGGACCGAGGTACTGGTGCCCTCGAAGAGACCGAAGACCTCGTCGGGGAGGGGCATACGGGCGTCGACCCCGGACGTCCCGTAGAGGATGTCCTCGAGTGCCTGGAGCGCCGCCGAGTCGACCTTGGTGGAGTCGACCGTGAGGAGCGCCGTCGGCTTGAGGTCCGTGACCTGGACCGGAGAGGTGGTGACCTCCCAGCTGAACGCGATCGCCTCGGGCGAGTCGTTGATCGTGGCGTACGCCTTCTCCGACGGAGCCGCGAGGGCGCCGTAGATCAGATGCAGCTTGTAGCCGTGATCCGTACCGTCGAGATCGTTGCCGATCCTTGAACGATAGGCGAGACCGAAGCTCTTGCGGGACTGCTGACCCACAGCGACACCCGGGACCGGAACGGCCGTACCGTCACACTGGGCGAACTCGTCCGGGTAGGTGAACGCCTCGATGGTCGCGCCGAACTCCTCGGCGGAGACCAGATTGAGGTACTTGATGTTGTCTGCGTACTGCGGGGAGGACTCTGCACCCGTAGGCGACTCGGTGACGGTCGTCAGACCGTTCCAGGCGTACCCTTCGCTGTATGCACCCGACTGATCGGGGATATACAGGACGCCATGATCGACGCCGGTCTCGTACAGGCGTTCACCGACCTGGTCCCATTGCAGGACTGTCATTCTTTTCCTTCCGCTCAGAAGAATATGGTGTAGACGTCGTGGTTCAGGTTGTCAGCTGTAAAGAACCGATTGTAAGTACACATCGGCAACTTAGCTACCTTACCTGGAAGGTCACTATCCGGATTTCGATCAATAACCGTCACCATATACCGCAAAGTATGACGATATGGACCATTGTCTGCGTGAACAGTCTCCGCGAAATCCCTGTGATACGTAATGCAGGGATACTGCATTTTCAGATTTTCTGGAGGCTGAAAATATACGTGCTCCGAGATTGTCTCAAGGAGTGACTGGAGCTGCAGCCTGGGGGCCATTATACACCTCCCCAAGCCGCAAGAGAAGGCGGGGAGTCTGCACTTCGACGTTAGAAACCGTCCACAGAGCCCCCGCCCACTCAACGTATTTAATGGCAAAGAAATGGTCATTGGCGTAAGCGTCAGCCACGATACTGATCGAATTACTCACGCTGAGATCGTTATTGAGGTTTTCACCCTCGTTAGAACGCCTCATGTTTCGGACGACGTCGCCGAAATATGAATGTTCAACGATCTCATCAACCCACACGCCGGGTGCAGTCTCTACCTGCTCACCATACCCGACGCGACCAAAGAACCTTGCCATCTAGACCTCCGGCTAGGACTCAGCGGTGTTCTTGAACGTCCACTGGTCGTTGACGTTGTCTGCGAAGTAGTACGCAGGCGTCGAGGGCGTGGCTTCGACCGTCAGATCCTGACCGGCTGCCAGCACGATCGGCGTAGCCGCGATCATGAGGGTTCCGTCACTCTGCCTGTACGTGACACCCGTGATGGTCGGAACCGTGACCGTGTTGCCACCCGAGAAGGTCGGCTTGGTCGGCTTGACGAGCACCGAAGCGACGTCGACCTTGCGAACCACGAGAGCGGAACGGATCTTCGTGAGCGCGCCGGAGAGGCGGGTCTCCAGCAGGTACTTGTACTGGTTGTAGTCGATGTCGAAGTCATCGAAGAACGCGACGTCGCCACCCTTGTCCGCGCCGAGGGTGTAGTCCCTCAGGTTGACGATGATCCCGACGATCTCGGGCTCGGACTCCATGACCTCGACCTCGACGATGCCTGCGACGCCCATCGCGGAAGCGAGTTCGGCCTTGTTGTTCCACAGGCGCCGACCCATCCCATCCTTCGCGAGGATGAGTTCGGTGTAGACCGCCAGCGTCGTGTAGAACGTCGGCGAACCGGAGCCCTTGTAGAGGCCCATCGAGCGGATGATCGCCTCGACGATCTCCTCGGGCGTGGAATCCACGTCATCGATGTTGACGAACACCGAACCGGCGTACAGGTCGTGATCGTTGGCGATCGAGCGGATGCCTGCGCCTTCCACGGCACCGATCGGATCCTTGATCTTGTCCTCGTCGTCCACTTCGCGACCGTCACCGATCAGGACCGCGCGCGCGAGTTCCTCGTCGAGCATGATCCGCATCTCGCCCTTGAGCCAGGCGACGACGTCGAAGTCCGTGATGTCGATGATGTCGTCACGGTCCAGCTTCTGCTTCTTGTAGACGGTGCTCGGCGTCGTCACCCTCTTGGAGACTCCGAACCACTCCTCCTTCTTGAAGTTGCCCTTGATGTAGCCCTTGGCACGGGCTTCGTCGAAGGTGATGTCGGCGACGAGGGACTTGATCCGGGAGAACGGGGAGTGCTTGGTCCCGTTGATGACTCCGGCGACCCACTCGGTCCGGCGCTTGTCGAACTCCGGGGTGGCGTCGACAGCGCGGGCGTCGGGAAACAGGACCTCGATGTTCTCGATGCCGTGCTTCAGCGCGAAAGCCTCGACTGCGCCCTTGAGCGAGCCGTTCTTCTTGGCGTCCTCGACGATTCCCGCGATCTCGTCATGCGAAAGCACGCGGCTGCCGGGACCGTCCTTCTTGCCTTCTTTCTGCTGCTCGAAGACGTTGCGAGACATCCAGATTCCTTCCTTCTTCTCAGACTTGTCGGAATGCTCTGCGGTACCCGCCTCTTCGAGCGCGGCGCCGACCATGTAATGCACGACAGCCTGCTCCTCTTCGGACATGCCATCGTAAACTTCCTGGACGGTCGGACCGTCCTCTTCCTTCTCGTCCTTCTTGGCACCCGGCTCATCCGCGTGCTGGAGCACCTCGTCGGTGTAGACGATGACCTCATCGGACAGCGTGACGACTTCGCCATCGCTGTGTGCGACAGAGACGTTGTCGATGAAGGCGCCCGGATTGGCGCCCGCCATGACCAGGCTGACCTCGCGGATCATCCCGTGAAGGACGTTCGCAGCCTTCTCGACCAGCTGGTTGGCGTAGATCGAGAGGTGCTTGATGTCCTCGTGCTGCACCAGCGTCTTGGCGTTCTTACCCTGCTCGGTCTCGTTGAAGAAACCGTAGCAGTAGACACCGTCGTCGCGATTCTCGAGCGTCGTGTGACCGAGGACGTTCGACGGTTCGCTATGACCGTGAGCCCAGACGAGCGGGACGTTCAGCTTGTCCTGATGCTTGAACGCATCCTTCATGATCGTTCGACCATCGGAGCACTTCAGGCCAGCCTTAGTGGCATAGCCACTGAAATCGGGCTCGCGATCGTGCATGAGGCTGCCACCGAGCGTAACGCTCAAGTCGGGCTTAGCCTTCGCTCCCATTTTGACTGCTCTCTTTCAGTTGAGTCTTAGGCTTCTTTAGCCAGACTTGACGGTACAGCTGGTCTGCGAAGTGGAGTCACAATCGCAGAGTCTGCTGTTTCCTCGAGTGGCTGCGGCATGTTCGCGTTGCGCAGTTCGTCAGCCTTTGGATCCTTGGATGGAGCAATGCCGATGACTTGGCGCATCTCGTTGGACGACATGATCTCGTTACGAGCGAACTTGTCTGCAATCTCAGCGATGTTCTCAATGGGAACCAAGCGGAACGGATCCCTGAAGTACATAACTGTCTGCTTCTGTGACCGAGCAGTTTGTGTAAGAAAGGAACGCCGATAGGCTTCAACTATGGCAGTGAGAAAGGGCTCGATCGTGCGATTGTAGTAGTTCAACATGGCCTTTTCATCAGCCGTGCCGTTCATGATCTCTTCGGTAAGCCCGAGTTGACCATAGAGCATCTTGACTAGATACTCGATCTGAGTCAGTAGGTTGTTCTCAGCCGGACGGTTCAGCTGAGTGATCTTCTCGGTTCCATCAGTGTAAGCGATGCCGTACTGGCTCCCCTTCAACTGGAACTCGATGTCTTGCCTGCGTTGCTCAGCCTGCTGTCGCTTGGCCTCACTCTTGATCACATAAGGAAGCTGGATGATGATGTCCAACTTACCCGATGCAACCAGATCGTCAGACGTATCCAACAAGTTGAGCTTCCGAATCAGCCTCTGAAGAGTTGAGTTCGGCTCATTCATCACTGAATACAACGGATTCTCGATGATCGCGCACGCCTTCTTGGGAAGAGTGATCTCCTCGCGCATACCATTGAGTTCATTGTACAGGCTGACTCGAATGTGTTGCGGATACCAGGCCGTAATCTCACCGACCCGCATCGTCTTGATGTCAAAGCCCCCACTCTTCTCGGGACTGATGCTTGTATCCACTGGAACAATCGCAGCGACGCCTCTATCGCACAACGTCATAGCAATGTCCTGCCTGAACTGCCTAGCAGCCTGATCAATGTTGGCTTCAAGCACTAGACATTGATTCAAACCGCTGTTAATGTCCTCGAGATAGCGATTCTGCTCATCAGTACGAACATGCCGCATGTCAATCGCGGCAACATCAATACTGAGTCGTGTGTAGATCGAGGAGATGATTGAGCGCTCATTCGAGAACACAATTCGCGTACGATCCGGCCTTGAACTGTATGCTGAGCCATAATCGCCTGTATAAGTACGTAGACGACGCTGTTCATCCTGGTTTGTAAAGACATTCCAGGCATGTTTCAGTTTCGCACCAAATCGCGCCATATTTCACCTCCTTCCTCAATTATCATGAATCGCTACTTCTCGACGGCCCGACGCTTACCTTGAGCGCCAATGGCAATGACTGTCGCAGCTGATGTGGCAACATTCAAGCCCGGAGTAACGTTAAGAAGACCAACAACAACCTTCTCACCCCGAGTAAGGCGCAACGAAGTCGGTCTATCCGGGTTGCTCAGATGGACTTTCTTCAGATCAGCACGCTTCTCGCTACCACGCTTTTCCTTCTTGTATGCCTTCTTCGTCTTTTGCGCACTTTCACGAGCTTTGACGATTTCTGCTGTGCGCTGCTTCGATGTGGGGTTCTTCGCGTAGAAATCACGAGTACCCTGGGTCTTACGCACCCCCCACTTCATCCCCTTCGTACCGAAGTGTACAAGTTCAGAAGGAGTCCCAGGCTTTTCTGTATCGATCACTCAAAGGCCTCCTTATTGGCCTTGTACGCAATATAAGCGTCCATCAAAGCTGCGACATTGTCGATCTTCTCGTCCTGTCGCTTCTTCAGAAGCTTTCGATTACCGTTAGTGTCCTCCAACGTAATCGCATTACCCATAGCGAATGACATGAGCGCCTGGTCAAATATGAGCAGACGTTCTTCAGCTAAAATCTTCAATTCGCCAAGAGGAACCGACTCAGTTCGTGCGCCCTGAAGAACCTTTTCGATTCCGAATGGTCCGTTCTCGCCTTCCCAGCGTGTCACGAACTCTTTGGCGTTGTATGGGTCGTACCCAAACGCACGAATGTCGAAGTCTGATGCAAGAATGAAAGCATCGAGATCATCGTACACTTCCATCATGTCCAGAACCTTGCCATCCATGACATGAAGGCTTCCCTCGTTGATGAATTCTTCATACTTCATACGAATAGACGCTTGAAGCTTCATCAACGTCAAAGTTGTTATGTAGCTACGAGTCTTTACTCCGTATCTATCTTCACCGATCGGGAACAGGAACGTGAACGCACAGAAGTCATCACCTTGCGAAAGATCTGCACCAAGTGCACACGGCATCTGCCAGAATTCTCGCTGACGATGTGGAATGGTCTCCTCGTACGTGAAAAAGTACGTGTAGCCTTCCATTGGAATCCCGAACCGCTTTGCCAGGATGTCATTACGTGCAGCTGGCGCTTTCTCGGCTCGCTCCACATCAAGATGATAAGTTTCATACGAAACTGTAGCTCCCAGATTCGGATTAGCTTTCACCCACATTGATGGATTGGCCACTTCTTCGATTTCGTCCAACTTGTAATGCCAGATCGAAACATGTGGTGCTAGGTACTCACCCTTAAGGATGTCCGCTAGTTCCATTTTGATGGTGTCACCGGAACCGTTGCGGACCGTACCTTCAGAGCTGATTGCGATGATCAGAAAGTCCTCCAACTTGGAAGCTCCCTGCTCAACTGCACCAACAACGTCCTCTCTAAGATCTCCGGACAGCCACTCATCAATTGTGGAGATCTTGGGACGGAGCCCCTGAAGTTTGTTGATAGCCATAGGACGAACTTCAAGAAGGGAGCCGGTGAGAAAGTTCTCAATACCCTTCTTAGTAGCTGCCAACTTCACCCGATTAGCTCTTGATCCAGTAGTGTTCTGGAGAGAGCCTTCGGTCAGGAACTTGAATAGTGGTCCTCGCGCGCGCGTGATGGCTGTGCGGAACGGGGACATGACCTCGTCGGCCTGCTTCATTGTCGGTGCAGTGGTGATCTGGTGAGTCGTTGTCGTGTCGACATTCAAGAAGTAGCTCTGAATGAGAGACGCATACATCGACTTCGCCGCGCCTCTGGCGACGATCAGATACTGCTTGAGGATCAGCCTCTTCTTGATGGTCTTCTTGACATAGCGTCCACCTCTGTCGTGAGGCTTGGGTACGTAGACGCTACGCTCGACAAAGTAGTACCATCCGAAGATCTGCTCAGACCACAACTTGAATGAGTCGAGCAGATGCAGATCAGAGCCGTCAGTCAGCGTGAGTTCGTTCTCACAGTAGAGAATGAACCCTTCGACAGCATCATCGTCGTAATAGATGTTCGGGTTAGCAATGAGTGCATCAATCCGATTCATCTCCTGAGAGATTTCACGGTTTACCGGAATCGCGCCTCGCAGGACTGCATCACGAAACAGCCCATAGTATTTAGGCGTCGCAGTATTCGATAGACTCAACTAACCCTCCCTTCTAAACTGCTGCGATAGCAGCTGCAGCAGCCGCCTTCTTTGCTGCCATCTTAGCCATGTCCTTGGCCACCAGACCCTGAATCCGACGACTGCCTTCCTTCTTCAGTTCGCCCTGGACCCACTCCTTGGCAACCTTGTTCTGCTTGGTCTTGGCCAAACGGCCGACGTTTTGCTCAAGATTCAGCCGCTCTTGCATCACCTTGAGCTGAGCATTGGTAAGAGCGTTCGGCCCACTCTTCTTGAGTGTCTGCTGAAGAACTCGAACGTCGATAGCTTCTTTGACGGCAGGCTGCGCCCGTCCACCACGAGTAGCAACCTTTGTCTTTCCGTGCTGACGCTGCTTGATCTTTCTGACATGCGCCTGAGAGTCTTTGCCCGAGCTATCGCTCTTGCGGACACCCCACTGCATCCCCTTGACACCATAGTGAGCAAGGGCCTTCTCGACGGCAGTCTTACCGTCTTCCATCACGCTCATACTCACCTCCATGTCCCAGTCATAGGACTTCAGGGGAATCTCGATACCCTCGTAGTCACCGAACCAGACAGCGATCTTATCAAAATTGACCCCGTAGAACTGAGGGTAGTCGCGCTCATCTTCCTTGGCCGGTGTCTCGGGATAGCCGAGTGTAAGATGTGGGTGCCATTCAGGGAACTGCTCGACCGAATCATACGCTGTGCGGATGTTGTCATCCTTGAGCAAATATGAACGGAAGTTCTCGATGTCCTTTGACCATGTCTTGTTGAAGAAGAGCACATCTGCCTCATCTTCACCAAGTGTTCCTCGGCGATCCACATCCATGTAGAACCGCTTGAGCGTAACGTCCGCCGCGTGCTCAACGAACCCGATAATATCGGGTAGATTCTCAACAGACTTGGCTTCACCGAGGAACAGGATCGTCATGTGCGGGACTTTTTCGCTGGAGACCTTCCAGACGTAGTCGTCCTGAGACGGGATGGCAACGATGACGACGTTTTCAGCCATACCTTACCTCAGGCAACTCGGGCGGATCCGGATCGATCCATTCGGTTTCCTCACGATGAACATTGAGTCGCCACTCAAGCTCCTCAATCTGTCGTTCCATCGCAGAGATCAAATATGACGTCTGGGGCGGATCGAATAGTTGACGAACCTTAAGATAGACATAGGTCTTGACAGAATTGTACTGAAAATCATTATCAGAAACATAGTCTGTCCATTCCGCAGTCTCATCCTCGATCATAAACCCCATGGGAGGTCCCACTCCCAACTGGGTGAGAATGGAGAACGCGGTATTGATGTGAGTAATAACATCATGGTCGAACACCGTATAGTCAGGTGCTAGGCCCAGGATCTTCTTAGTGCTGTTTAGAATACTCGTTTCCATTTACTCACCCCCTTTCTTGAGGTAATATGCGTGTGGTTAGAGCGTGTCCAGAACGTACACGATCACAGCTAGGATCAGTGCAACGTCACGTAGAACTGCCAGCACGCTGGCGAGACGTGGATCCATCATTCCTCCCGACGAAGGTTAGGTTCATTGACGGCAGGTTCCATTGCTTCGACTCGTCGCTGCTCATCCTGACGCAGTCGGTCATCCAGCTCGATCTGCGGCCAAGGATCGTAGCCTTTAGGAAGCATCTCGTCGTTCCCCAGTTCTCGATTCTCCGTTGCCATTCGCTTTCTCCTTCCGGCGACGTATGATTCGATAACGACTACTAAGATACCAACCACCAATTGCGCCAATAATGAAAGATTGCGGCGCCGCGATGATGATGTTCCAGACTTTGTCCATGGTTTCCGCATCAATCAGCCCGAATAAGACCATAGCCGGTCCAGTAGCTGTGATGCCGGGTCTTCTTGGCAACGACATCGCCGTTCCACTGCGAGCCGCCACTGGATTCTCCCGAAGTGTTGCCCTCAACACCGAGAAGGTTGCCATTGGACTGGAGAGTCCCGCGCGCAACACCCGTATGATCATCGCTGATAAACATGTGATCGCCGATCCGGACCTTGGACGGATCTGTGGTGTAACCCTTGTAGATACCCTTGCCCTGCTTAGCTAGCTCGGTGTTGTTCCAGACCCCGGCTGTTCCTGATCCCGAGATGCCCGCATCCCACGCCGAGCAGACCGAGAAGCACGCGCACCACGGAACGCCGTCATCACCGTAGACACGGTTCTGCCATCCGCTGGGCTGGGGATTGCCGGTGTTCGATCCCTTCGGGTTCTCAGAAACGCCAACGTACTTGTCCAGCCACTTGGCAATCTCTTCCCTCTTGGAATCCTTCGGAGAATATGGATCGCCCCACTTGTTGTGCTCCTTGTCCCACTTCTCGTAGGCGGAACCGTGGTGCGTGGCGATGCAAAGATTGTCGTACCGCGTCTGGCGGTCGTTCGTCTTGTTCCCTTCAGGATCATCCTCCATCAGGTGCCAAAGCTTCTTGCGCTGGTTGACTAGCCAGTCAACATTGGCCTGCTTACGAGCCTTCTGGGCATCGTACTGAGATCCGAAGGAGAGATAGACCTCTCGTTCCTCGATGTAGACCTTCTCAGCATCGGTTGCGGTGCCCGAACAAGGTAGACGAACCTCATGCTTGGGTGCACCACTGTTGAGAGTCGAAATATAGTCATACCGCTCACCTCGATTGGAAGTATCCCAACCAGAAGGCTCGCCTTCGATCTCACCATTCGCCAACTCGACGATATACTCCATACGATCGGTCAGCCACAGGCGGCTATCCTCTCGACGCTGATCCTGCTGGTCATCAAAGCCAGGCCAATCGGAGATAGCTCTGAGATTCGTGTACTCATCGAAGGTAGCCTGCTCACCCTCGGTGAGATCGCCGTATGTACCCTTGCCTTTATACTTAGAGGGCGCCTCGTAACTCATCGCTCTCCCTTCTTGGTTACCAAAGCTTTGTGTCACCCGCTTTTCGTTCTACATACACCCGAGGAAGTTGACTACTATCTCCGTAATGGATCGCGTTGTGGGTCTGACGTGTTGTGGTGATGAGGAATTCCGGGTCGATAAGCAGCTCTTTACCTTCTTGTATGTCATCTAAAGAAAGCGGATTCATGTGATGAACCAGCAATCCCTCGAAGATCTCGTACCCGAAAACGCCTAGATCACACCCATGATCACGCAGAATAACGACCGATCTGGCCTGTTTCCACTCTCTGGATGTGTAAAAACCTTGGTTGATCCACCTATCAAACCCAAACGTGCTTTCTCCGACAACCCCACCCAATCGAAGGTAGTAATAACGCTCTTCGAAGGTTTCATACTGTTTGAGTTCAGAATATGTCCTAAGCTTCGGCATCTTCCTCCGGAGGAGGCGCTTCACCCGCATAGTTACGCATTGCGTTGATAGCATTGACGTAAAGCTCTTCGATGCGCGCCTGCGACTCCAAAGCTTGGATCTTGACTTGCGTCAACTGATTCTCGTGCTCCAAACGCTCCTGTTCGAGTCGTTCGCGAGTTGAACCGAGCTTGAGAAAATGTGTGATGACTTGAGACGACGCTGTTCCTTCGAGAATCTGCTTCTCAGCCAGGTCATGTGCATAAGAAACCAACTGATTCTCACGAGCTTCAGGAGTTGTGGCCGGTTTGCTCTTAGTTCTCTTGTCTTCTTCACCCCTTTTCCTCGCGGGCACAGACTCTCCTTTCACTTTGAGAGAGTTGACCCTCCCTTACCAGGAGTTTTAGACCCCCCTAAAACCAAAGACATTGAGGCAAATATCCCGCCGGAGCTATTTTTATAAGCCAGGCGATGCAGAGGGGGGGTTTTCTATGCGACCCCTCCCCCCCTCTATCAAACTTTCCCTTCACTCTTCAGAAAAGACTAAAGAAGTCCTAATTCTTTTGCAGAAATTTCTGAAACTTTTCTGTACAAACCATTGACGTTGTGTTGCACGATCTCGTCAACAGCATTGTCTATGCTCAGTGCGATGTCGGGGTCTGAAATTTCATAACTATCCTTGGCTATGCGTGCGAGGAATGATGGGGTGTTATAACCCATACGTGCATCGTAGGCTAGCCATTCTTCAAAGCGAGTGAAGGGATTGAAAGGATTGTCTACAGTAGTGAGCAAGAACTCAGGATCACTACGTGTGTATGGTACAGTATCATCAGCCATTGAGACTCGTCTTCAGTGTAGTGAGTGAGACACCCAACTGTTGCGCTATCTCGGCCTGTGTGAAACCAAGGGCAGCCATGTTCTTAGCACGGTTGGCCTTAGTAGGTGTCATGAGGATCTCTTGTTTAGGTGTAGCATGGGCCTTAACTACATCAAGATCCGCATTGTTTAGAATCTGCTCTAGCCCATGGTTACTAATAGCGCCTGCTTGAATAGCCTGCCATTCTTTAGGGCTGATTACAATGATGTCCTTCTTAGCTCCGGTCCTTATACGGGCCTCATCTAGAGCTTGCTTCTTGGCCTTCTTGACATCATCATCATCCATCTCAGGATTGGCCTGCCTCTTCTGGGCCACCAGAGTATGCGCTATTGTTTGGGCCTGCCTCTCACGGGGGCGGTTTCTTTTTGCGTTATCCAACTTCGCATTAAGAGAGGCCACTTCATTTGAGTAGGCGGCTTTTGCAGAAGGCGAATAGGGGATACTCTTTGTTTCTAGGTGGGCCTTTCTTGCAGCATTACCTAGGCCCTTCATCTGATTGGAGTATTCCGCATACACTGCCTCGATGTCACTACCTGAGGACAGCTTGAATGCATCCTTCTCTACAACAAGCTTCTTGGTAATCACCATCTTGGGCTTTGTTTCACCCGTATCCACATAGATGGTCTTACCAGTAACGGGATCCGTAGACTTAACCCGTTTCGGAATCTGCTTACCAGTGGGAACCCAGACCTTCTCACCAGTCTTCGGGTTGATCGGGCCACCTTCATTTACCCGAGCTAGCCTACGCTCAGGCATTCTATATTCTGATGACGCCTTTGTAATCAGAGTAGAGGCACCCGCATTACTTCTACCCTGATACTTCGCCTTCAACTGGGAAATGTTGTTCTGCTTGAAGGATCCTTGGTAATCGAGATCATGTTTCTCAGCATCAATCACAACCATGGAATGGCGAACTGCTCGAGCCAATTCCTCGTTGCTTGCTCCCTTGATACTCATGTCCGCAATGAGATTGGTAGCTTTACCCATCTCGAGCTGTTTGCGGTTCCCGATCTTCTTCATCCCAGGATATGGAGGGAACGATGTCTTAGGATCGAACCCCTTCAATCCTTCCAGGGCGGGGGATGTTTTTATCAACCCACGGTCGTTGGGTACTGCAAGAACAAAGTCTCCATCGAAATCTGCACCGGAGAGACGCTCAGCAACCAAAGGATGAAGGCCAACAACATCCTTGGGCTGCGTACCAAATGATTTACGTCCTTCTCGATTCCTGTTATTGACCGTGACTTCAGGAATCTCAAACGTCCCACCATGGGGAGAACGAATAAGAGTAAGACGAGTACCATCTCTGAAGTTTGGCGCATAGACTTCAGTAGGTTTGATGGATTGAATCGGCATGATCACATGGTATGCCGAACCTGGAAGTGTTGCTGCCTTGAGATGCACAGCTGCTGCGTCTGCGTTGTCAGCGAATGATTCGAGCAGCTTACGCTTCACTGCAGGATTCGTCAGCGCAACGATCTCATCATAGTTCTTACGATGATTCTCGTACGTCATGTCCAGCTGTGCCTTGGCCAACTCAGGTGTCTGCTTGGAAAGGATCTGAGATGACATGGCTCGAGTCCAACCATCCCAATCACCTTCATCACGAATGATGTTCATCGATGAGGTGACACGACCGTGTTCATCCTGAATCTGACGCTTGATAGATGCGCCAAACGGATTGATCGGATCTACTTTACCGTTGCTGTCTGCCTCAACTGGTTTGAGTGCCTTCATCTTGCCGACACTACGAGACTTGTTGGTGTTGAACTGGAGGTCCACACCAGGAGGCAGATCAGTCTTGTACGTTGCCATACCCTTGAGATAATGTGTGCCGTCTACAAGGATACGAACCTGAGCATACTGATTGGCACCGATTGAAATATCATCGACACCAGGGCGGACATAGATCACACCGTCTGCTTTGGCACCACCGTCTTCAGCGAAGTTGACCTGAACTCGCTTCGAGTCTACTGAAAGTGGGGCCTTCGGACGGTTATGAGATTCCCCACCAGTCTCGCTCCATTCGTCGATGAGTCGGATCTCACCCTTATTCCGAGCAACATCCGCCCAAGTAGTACCAGGAGCCGCGAGGACTTTACGAGTGGTTGGCTTACCAGTACCAAGTTGGACGACGTCGATCTTATGTACTTCGTAGCCCTCTTCCTGCAGCATTGCAAGAGACTTCTTGAGCTTATCCTCCGAGATGTCGAGGCTGTACTCGGTACCAGAGCCAACGTCGAGGAGTGTCTTGTCTGCAACTTCTCGCTTGAGAACTGCTGCAGTATTTGCGAGCACTTGAGCACGAGCCTGTCGATCTGGATCAAGAAGCGATCGTACTGAAGACTCATTCGGAAGACCCATCTCTTTGGCAATCGCATTGTTTGACATCCCTGTATCTTTGAGGCGAACAGCCGTGTTGATCTTCTCTTGCGCTTGTTGACTAGTAGCGATAGCTTGACGGGCACGAAATTGAGATGAAGATGTGAGACCCATACCTTTCCAGATCTCTTGATCAGTCATCCCTTCTTTGCGCTGCATCGCAACATAATCCAGGAAGTCACGATTGCGCTTGGACTCAAGTTCAACGTTGCCACCAGATCCCCATGGATAACGACCCGACTTACGAGGGGTTCCATAATGCTTGAGAAACTGTTCTTCAGTAATAACAAACGTCATAGCTCCTCCTCTAGCCGTAGTTGTTCGATCATCTTGTCGAACTCGATGATCTTGTCCATGATGAACAAGATATCTTCGGGGTCAGCATCATAGATCTGAACTTCATCGTCTTGATAGATGCGAAGCTCGATCTTGATTCCACGTGGATCAACTTGATACTCGAGACAGAAGAGAGCGACGTACACCTCGAGCTGATGTATCGACACTTTGCTTCGGCCAGTCTTCAAATCAAATATGCGCAGAGTTCTATATCTGAATGATATTGCATCTGTGGTTCCAAACGCATTTTCAGAATAGAACAGGACTTGTTCAGTGACCATCTTGTTCTCGATGCAGTCATTGATGTACATTCCGAGTGTGCCGACGTAACTCGAAAGTCTACCAGCCCTGATCTCGTTGTGTGCATACTCATGTTGAGCCGTACCAGCAGCTGCAGCCTGCATCGTAGTCCAGCGTTCAGCTAGACGAGCTGGCGTGTAGTTGATCCAGTGGTAATAACTGGGACTCAGAAATGCGTGTTCATTCTCACGAAGCAAATGCCTGTTGAAGCGCACTCAAAACCTCCGCTTCATTCTCAGGGTAGATGAAAGCCGCGAACGACATGTCGTCAAGTTGGCGGACATAATATTCTTGATTCGGTTGACGCGGGGCCTTGGGAGAATCCTTCACCTCCAGGGATGCCCAATGCTTGCCCCAGAGAATGGTGAGATCCAACATGCCTTGCAAATAACCAGGGTCGTTCTTCAAAACGATGGCACCCGGGAACAAGGCATAGAGGGTCTTGATGAGCTTTGCTTGATACCGGTTTTCGGCCAAAATGTTATCCCGAGTTCTAGAGGTTTTCTGTCTCTTCTATCATAATCCGCGTTTTACACGCGGGCTAATAGCTAGTTTCCTAGTGCTCTGAACTGCTGATAGGTAGGCCACACGTAGGTACGGTTACTAATAGAGTCAACCAGATCCTCTTCTAACAATCCGTACCTCTTAGCGCACTCGAGAGAATTGGCACTGATCTCTCCAGTTGCCATGTCCTCAATCTGAAACCGAATATGATGACGATACCGATACCTGAACTGCCGGTTGTATTTGACAGCGAACCACCTAGGTCGCCATTCTAGATTCTCAACAGTATTGTTCCAACGATCACCATCCAAATTGATAGGGGTGTCATACGCGGAATATGGTTGGGGAATGAATGCCTTAGCTACAAGTAGGGGAACAGACCGCTTGAACTGCATTCCACCATCCCATACTCCAACGAAGACCACGTCATACTGATTCATGTTTAGGGCCATGATTCGTCCTGAGACGATGTTTGCTACTTGCCCATAATTGCTCACTTCATAATTTGGAAACTCAGGTATAGGCCTCCATGTTTCCATATCACTCCTTTTCTAAACGGCACTTGTATGAAACACGGCCTTGTAGGTAGAGAAAAATTTTGCCAAGAAATATCGGCTCAAGAAGTTTTACAGGAACGATACCCAATATCTACCACTACTGGATATTGAGATCTCCTGCGTAGGATAGAGTTTTAGGAACAGATATGGCAGAAAGGGTTTTCCCCCAAAATCGACGTTTTTCCCATTCTAGAGCCAAAAAGTTCTGAACGCCTCTTGTCAAATCTGCCAACATCTAATTCCAATCCAACATTTTGAGGTCAAATTCGTTGAAATTGAAGTCCTTTTTCGCACTCAAACTACGCCAGATTGCAGTGTCGATTTGGGTCTTCGATCGCAATGTGTGATAAAACAGATTCAAAAATGGCGTATTTATCCGGTCAATCCTCCCATGCGCCTGCTCCCACTTCTTATAGCTCGAAGTGAGCGAATAGAAGCACATAGCATCCGTTGAGATGCAATTCCAGCCCTCAGAGCCTGCTGTGTACTGTACCAGATATAGCCACTTCTCTGTGTCTGGGATCTCCTCATGCTTGTGACCGTTCCACTCTCTCAGCTCTGTGAGCCCATATAAGCCCCGTAGAGCCTCCAACTCGTAGTTGAAGTTGTAGAACACTATCAGCCTATTGTGTGCCGTTAGAAGCCCCTCTACGGCCCTCACACGCGATGGATCACCGTTGACCACCCTCCGCATCAACGCGAACAGCTCTCCGGCATCTCTGATGGGCTTGTTCAGCCACGGATTCCATCTCTGCTTGACCACCGTCTCCCACATCTCGACGTTGTAATCGGTCCAGACGATTTTGGTGTGTCTAACAGTCTCCCGGGCATAGCGCATACGGACAAGCAGCTCGTTGCGCTGCTTCACCAGCTTGTTCACGTTTACATACCGCTGTACCTTGAAGTAATTCACGTACGGCGCTTGGATCACGTGTTCGGCTATGAATTCGGTCCGATTCCTGTAGAAGCCGTTGGCGACAAAGACGGGCACATAATCCATCCATGTATCGCCGGGAGTGGCGCTCAGCATGATCCAGCGGTTCTTCTTGGCTATCCGGAGGAACGCCTTCACCCATTTACCTCTACCCACCAATCGCTGCTCATCGAAGACGAAGAAGGCTCCGACTATCTTGTCGTACTTCTGGATGTTGTTCCACGAGTCGATTGTCAGCTGATCTGCGTTGACATTCAGATATGCGGCTTCAGTGATCCAGTCGAGCGTGTCACGTTTTTTCGCGGTTGTGATCACGTAGATGTTGCGCGGTGACTCGTTCTGCTTGTAGTACGCGAGCGCGACTCGAGACTTTCCCGTACCGACTGCTCCCCACAAGATCGATCCGTTGTGGAGTTCCGCCAGTGCTTTCTTCTGGTGTTCGCCTAGCTCCCTCAATTGTCCTCCTTTCTCCATGACAGCGTCGACAGTAAATTAGACCCCCGGGCATTTCACAGCGGGGGCACTTCTTGAGTCCTTTGGGTTTGAGGAATTTGATACGAGGCACTATCTTCTCTGCTTCCACTTCTCGATGAGGATGAGTAATACCGTGAGGCAGATAACCCCACAGATGAATCCAAGTACAAACCAACGTAGATCGGTCATAAAAAATTCCAGTCCATGTTGAAGACGCGCAGGTGGACGCCCCTTTGCCCAGACATCCGCACATTGACGGAGCTTTTTATTGCAAAGAGACGCCCACCCTATCACCCGGACATACGCTCCCAGGTGAGTCCTTTTCTGAGCTGTCTATTAAGACACTCCCGTCCACGAGTTAACGGTCGCAGGCCGTACTAGCCCGGGGCCCCACTCAGAATAACAGTATTATGAAAACCACTACAGCAAGCACCGTGAGACACGATATGCACAGAACCAACACTGCAAGTCCGCTCAAGCATACCCACAGCGAGGCCATGGCTGGTAACCCCGCCGCTTGATCAGCTTCACTGCTCGGTATTTCTGTTCGATGATGCTGTTCTGGTGTGGGTATCCCCTACCTCCCACTGATCGCCAAGTTTTCAAGTTGAACTGAAGCCCACCAAAATAGCCGTTACCCGTGTTGATGAACCAGCGCTTGGTGCTCTCACAGTTAGCCATACGCTCGAGCTTCGCGTTATATGGCTTGACGATCTTCCAGCGGTTGACCCTTGCCTCACTCACTGATGGTGTAAGCAAAGCAAGGATCAGCAAGCCGATGACCATCAGCGGCAGCTCCGCCAGAACTTGATGTACCACTCCTTCTCGGCAGGCGTCTTCGACGTCCACCAACCGGCCGCCAACTGCGGTGCGACCTTCTTCAGTTCCTCGTTACTGATTATTTGAGTCACCTCCCATATCTGCGTACAGGCTGAAGTTCTCCTGAAACGCCTTGTTGGAATACACCTTGTACCCCATGTCGGTGTAGAGCAGCCAGTCCCCAACGAAAGCCTGGGTCTGCCTGGCGTTCTTCGGCGTGTGCACCCTGACATGGATGTACTCGTTGGTGCCGTCGCTGCGAATCTCACCCTGACACCACGTCGCCAGGGCTTTGAAATTCTTCTCGGTGACTTGCACCGCATCCACATACAAGGGCTTGCGCACATACCGCAGTGCCTTGACAGCTGCCATTAGTCTTCCTCCGGAACTTTGATACTGCCTAGGCCATACCCAATCAGGATCCCAATCAATAGAATCAATGCTCCAAGAGCCATGCCACCGATCACTGGACATCCATCTCTGCGTACTTCCGCTCGAGATAGTCCTCCTCGATCGTGACGAACATCGACTTGACCATCGCCTTGATGCCCGTCTTGTTGTTGTGCTCCCAAGCGAAGGGTCGGACGATCAGGTCCACGTTGACAATGTCTGCGAAGTCGAGGAGTTCGATGTCATCCTCGCCCAGATTGGTACGACCACGGCTGGTGATCAGCACCACCAATGGGGGACGCACCGGTCCGTTCCGACCGTGGTACTTCAGGAAGCACGGCAAGAACGGCTTGGCGACCTCTTCCTCTTCGTGATCGGGACGCGGCTCAAGCATCTTGACGTTCCAACCGTCAGCGTTCATCATCTCGGCGACTTCATCGCTCAGAAGGACCCCGAAGTTCCGGTCACCTTCCTGATTGAACCCGGTTGGCCTGCCCACGAAATTGCGGAAGATGATCTTGACACCTTCCATCACTACTGAATTATCTGGCGGCATTACTCACCCTCTTCGATCATTTTGACGTACCAGCTTCCGCTTCGTCCCTGCCCACCGCGATTCTCGATGTAGCCCTTCTCGCGCATGGCACGCAAGGTGTAGCTGAGTTTGCGCGGCTCCATGTCCGTCACCAAGTTCTCCCGCACACCCACCCCATTGAGTCCGGGATTGTCTCGGATGATGGTGATGATCTCAGAGTACAGCGGGTACGTTGAAAGGGGCAGGGGCTGGTTTGACATCTCTTCCGAGATTGTCTCCAAGGCACTCTGCATCTCGTAGAGATCACGCACTGCGACAACGTGATCCCTCTCCAAGTTCAAACGGGCCAGTTCTTTGTCGAGCCTGACCAGCTCCACGTCGCAGTCTTCAATTGATTCCAACAACAGATGCTCCTTAGTTTACGAACTCCTCGAATGATCCGAAGCGTTCAATTGATTTGATTGCATCATCTTTCAGCTTCTCGAAGTACGACATGTCTATCTCAAGATCAGGTCGTGCCTTCGCCACCTCAGCTTCGATCCAGAGATGGCCCTTCGTGCCTGTTACGGCGTAGTATCTTTCATCTTTGTATCGATAGAGAGTTCCGCCCCCCGTTGCCACAGGTACAAAGCGCCCAGTGCGCCCGAGGTGACGCATGTTGCGATAATCCAGATCTTCATGGTGCTCCTTGTCGAGGTACATTGTCCCCTGCGTGACGTTCTTAGTCTCACAGAAGTCGTCGAATGTCAGCTCTTCGTGTGAGAAGAGCATCTTGTACACGTACGGATGCTGGTATTGCGAACCCACTACAGTCCACTTCACTTCACCGGGTAGCATGTTGGTACGTGTGATATACACTGCGTCGTTCACCAGACAGAACTTGTCGTACTGAGCTTCGAGATCGAAGTCATAGCCATGCAGATATCCAAATGTCTCGATATAGCTGATGACTTCTTCAGCTTCAGGTGTATCGGGTATTACGTTTGCGATCTTGATCGAATCGGTCTTAATGTGGATAACCTGCCAGCCCTTAGACTGCAAGGCGTGCTTCAACTCGATCATGAACAGGGCGCCGCGTTTTGCCACGATGTTGTCTACGTTCCGATTGTCCTTGAACGGATTTGAGAACTTGGCGGACGTTAGTCCGTAGACGATGTTGAGTGCGATTCGAAGAGCGAAGGCCAACTGACTGCCATGCTCATTCACTTCATGATCCTCTGCCCCTTCTAGGAAGGGGGCAAGCTTCCCATCAAGCAGAGTCCTGGCTTTCTCGTACTCCTGGTGCTTGATCGCTACTCGTGCATCGATGAGATCCACGTAATTCTGGGTGTAAGGCCCAAACAGATTCAAGATCTGAATGGTTCTGGGATGCATACTGACCACATCCATGAGCAGCACGTTCTCGTAGATACCTGGCTCGGCGTAGACGTACCCACCTTCTCCAGGATCCTCACCACGATATGAACTCTTACCCAACTCGAACTTGTAGCCGGGGAACTGCTCGGACAGATTGGTGTAGACAAACTGACGCTGTGGGTTCTTGTCGTTCCCAAAGACAATCTGTGCAGTGTGACGCTGCGTCGTGTCGTTGACTGTCAGCCCACTAAGCTCAGCAAGAATCTGCCGAGCGACAAAGTCCTGCCAACGGTCCTCCAACACAGCCTCTGTCGCGATGACATCATTGACACAGTATTCCACAACGCGGAGCCAATCCTTCTCATCAACAGGCTCGTCCCAAGGTAGATCCAACTCCATGTGAGATATGCCGAGATCAATCTCGAACTTCTTGAGACCTTGCTTCTTGGTACTGAAGTCCCAGATGTCCGCGTAAGATATGTTGTATGCTGCTGCGAACGGTGCGTTCGCGTTCTTATCGACGATCAGTTTCTGACTCAGGTCGAACAGTTGCTCGACGCTGTACCCCATCGAAGCCGCGTAGAGGATATGGTTGTCGTAGCGCCGGTTGTAGAACCCGGTGAGCTTCAACTTGAACAGAGCTTCGACTTCATGCGCTGAGGGATTGATCATCTTGACGACGACCGGGTCTCCTCTGAACTTCCAGCAGACGATGAAGAGGTTCTTGTAGACCTCGACGTCAAAGAGGACAATTCTATCGTCCTCAACCTCAACGACTGCGTCCGGCTCAACCTCTTCCTTCGAGGCGAACTTCATCTTCAGAACGACCTTGATGCTGGTCATCGCCTGATTGGTGCTGTTGTTCGCAAACGCCATGATCTTGGGCCTTAGATCTGAGACGTCGTACTTCATGCCGGACTCGTAAGCATCTTCAAGGATCTGAGCGATGAAATCCACTGACGGTTTCGTACCTGGGTGGATCTCCTTCCTCAGATTCCGCTGGATCAGCTCTCGTAGACCTCTCTCGCTCGTGATTGTCTTAGCCTTGAGCATCTTCTCCTTCTGCTTCTTCAGAGGAAGTCCGGAATTGATGACTTCAATCGGAATACGATTGCAGAATGTAAGCCGTCGTCTGAGGCTCGCATCTCCACTGAATACCTTGACCTCAATTCCAGCGGCATAGTTTTGAGCCAGAGTTGAAACATCTCCGTCATAGGTGTAATGAAGATGTACTCCGTCACCGGACTGAGAGATCTCTGCGTAGGTTGGAGGCCAACTGCTAGCTGCTTCCAGATTTCGCTCGAGTGCTGTGTGTCCATTCAACTCCTTCAAGTCGAAGTCGATGACCACGAGATTTTTCGGCACCTTGAGGAAGTGCAGCTCCGAAGTGTCAATATCCTGTAGGGTTGTCTTGACGTTCGTCCACTTCTTACCAGGAATCCCGTCCTTGTTCGCCAGCTGTGCTGGCTGATCCCCGAACGTCTCATCCATCAGTGACACGGTCTCTTCCATGACCAGAGAAAATGAACGGCCTTCCTCTTTGACCACGGGGGTCTTGAACTTCTCGGCGTTGAATCCGGTATATAGGCTCCGGACACTGACGCCGTCCAACTCACCACGATCCTTGAAGTCCTCGAAGTAGTTCCTGAGTTCTTCTCGCATCTTGTACTGAGGCATGGGTCGCTCGATCCCACTCTCAGCGCAGTATTCCTTGTACATCGAATATGCTTGCTTCAAGGTAATCTTGTCCTGCCCCTTGAAGACGTCGTAATATGCCTCGATGAAGTTGAAGAAGATGTCAGTCTGCAACATCATCTCCATCGGGCGGTAACTGTTGTAGTAGTTCTTACCCATCGACAGATATGTCTCAAGGCAATGGTGAGCGATAGCGCCCAGTTCAAAGTCGATCTGCTGAACCAAGGCGTTGTAATGCCTAATCGGGATTTTCACCCCACTAGGATGGATGTCAATCAATCGTCGAATTAGTCCGGACTTCGCATCCGAGATCTTCACCGGTTGATTGGAACCCACGAACAGCAAGGCTTCCACTCTTGCGGTATAGCTCGGCTTGTACTTCTCATTCATCGTCATCTGCTCGTGTGAGATGATCGAATTCAGCCGAGTATTGTCTTCCAGCCTCGACAGGTCACCGTCATGTTGAATGGCAACCAGTGGATTGTGCTTGAAGGCTTCAGTGGCGAACGTGCCACTACTGCTCCCCAGCGCTTTCCCGTCGAATGTCGTCGTGTATCCCTCGAACAGTCTCTCGAGGATGTTGAGTATCGTGCTCTTGCCAGACCCAGCCGGGCCATAGAAGACCAAGAACTTCTGGATCTTCTTCGAATCTCCGGAGACGATAGAGCCGATAGCCCACTCGATCTTGGCCCGCTCTTCCTCCGAATACAATGTACCAACCAGCTCGTCCCAAGCTGAAATATCTCCTTCTCCAAGGGAGTAACTGAGTGTATGACTCGCATAGTCCGACTTCTTCATAGCCGTGTTCGCGAATATGACCTTGGAATCCAGCGGCCGACTGTTGTCGCTGATCTGCCCGATGAACTTCCTGAACTGGGTCCACATCTGACTACCGAACGAACTCATGAACATGGGGAAATACTGCACCCCAGTCTCCGCCTTGAGTCTGTCCGCTTCACGCTGCAGATCGTCATCCACTAGGCGCTGTACATCATACTCATCCCGAGACCACAGGCCCTGTTCTTCATCCCAGATGGCATAGAAGGTGCGTCCTTGGACCATCAGATCCTTCGAGCGCCCGATCTTGAAGTCAGGATACAGCATGGTCTTGCCGTCCTTCGTTTCCTTAGTCCGGATCTGATAGAAGTCCACTACACCTCCTTCCTTTATACCGGGTATTGTTCTTGTAGATAAGCTGCCATCTGATACCAGATCTCAACCTTAGTTTGATCCTCCTGAGGAAACGCAAGTGGGAAGAAGCCTCCTACTCCATCCCATGGATATGTCCTCCAGATGAGCTGGTGGAGAATCTCTTCGGTCCGCTCAGCCTTCCTACGACCAAACGGATCCTTCATCTTGTCCAGCTCAAGGTTTGCGATGAGCTTCCATGCCCACCAACCGGGTTCGCCCTGTGCCTGGAAGGCCAGACGCCGGGACAGCGCGACGATCACTTCGAGCATCGAGCAGGGTTGACGCTGAGGATCACGAAAATGCGCGATTGCTTCAGGAGTGACTTCCCTGAACGGCGCGTACTCCTGCAGACGTTCATCCTGCAGGAAGTGGTAGCGAAGCTCCAGTCCATCTGCAAGACGGTTGTCATCGTTCGGCACCATCCACACGAACTCCTTTGCGTGAAGTGCGTGCATCAGGCCATCATAACTGCTAGTGCTGTTGTGTTTGTAGTTGCGGTGGATCTGAGCAGTCAGCCAATCGAAATATAGCTCATTCAGCAATGTCTGCATCGTCAAACCGCTCTGCGCGTTTGCGCATCTTCTCCACCTGGTAATACTGATGCTGCAGGAATGGAGTGACGTTGTCGACGTACTTCCCATCTGACCTGGAGATCTCGATGTCCGTCTTCGTCTCGGGGTTGCGCACCAGCACTACATGCGCGCTGCCTGAGCCGTGTCCGAACCTCTGCAGGTTGTCGATCCCCACCGTCTCATCGATGTTGTCGACTGGTTCATCTCGCTCGTCAGCGAGAATCTCGTCCTCGTAATACCAGGTGTAACAGACAGTGGTGTAGTCCTCTTCGTGCAACTCTCCGAACTCGTCAACGTGAATGACGAACGGCACGTCCGGATTCTGTTGCCGAGCCATAAGCTCAGCAGGCATGTTCCACTCATGATCAGACGGGGGATGCGATTCGAAGACCGTCTCGGTTGCTTCTTCGCCCGGTTCGGGCATCTTGTGGTACTTGACCGGCTCAGTCTCAGGCGGATCCTCTTTGCCACCGATCGTGTTCTCGGTCTTCTCGTACCCGAGGTACTCCACCACTTCTTCGAGTGGTTGCTTCAGGCGTGCCTCAGTCGCAGCCTTCGCGGCCCGGTAGTAATCCCGAGCTTCGTCGATCTCTTCCTGAGCGATCTTGTCGTACTTGGTCTCAAGGCGCTTCTTGGCGAAGAAATATCCTCCGACCAGACCCAGACCCAAGCCACCGACGAATCCCATCGCGATCCACTGATGCCCGATTCGAATATAGTTCTCGACCGGGACCAGCGTGTCGACCAGAGTTTCGGCGACCTGTTCGGTTACGGATTCTGCCATCTCAGTGGCTCCTTGCCCATCTCGATGCGGTTGTGGATCGGACCGTCGACGTTGAAGTCGAGGAGGATCGCACCTTCATAGCCGTTCATGAAGTCACGCACCGTCTGGTCATCGCGGAACAGACCGAAGTCGATGAAGCCGTCACCATCTCCGTCACGCAGCCAGCCCACGACAGCTCCCGCTTCGGTACGCGGAATATCGAACATGTCGTAGACTTCGTTGAGGAACACGTGTCCTCGGAGCGTCAGCAGATCGTTCGCGTGGCGCTGCTGAGAGCGCACAGTGACCTGGTTGACTTCCCAGTCCTTCGAATATAGGCACGACTGGTTGTCGAAGAACCGAGCGTAACCCGAGGGGTCACCAGCGTTTGCGCGCTTGACTGTCTTCTTGCGACCCGTCTCCGGGTTGATGATCTCGACCGACTTCACGCCGTAGCGCATCTCGCGGTCGGTCTCTTCGCCGAACGCATCTCGCACACGGCTGCGATACTCCTTGAACGCCGTATCGATCGCTGTGTACGCAGCGGTCAATGCGAAGTTCCGCTCCATCAGGATATGGTGTGACTGCGTCAGGCAGGCAATGCCGATACCGCCCAGAATGATGGCGGGAGCGTACTCCTTGGTGATCTTCAAGCCCGTCTGCACGTAGACGATGAACTTGTCCTTCCGAGCGTCTTCCTCGGTGTACTCCACGATGGCGTCAGCTGCTTCGATCTTGTCGAACTGGGCCTGAGTCTCTTCGAGGATCTCGTCGATCTTCAGCGTGGCGCGGCAGGCCATGACGGTGCTGCCAAGCATGGAGACCACACCAGTCCCGAACAGGATCTTTGGTGCGTTCTCCTGGAGGAACAGGCCTTTAGCGCCCATCACTCCCTTGATACCTTCGGCTAGGAACATTACTTCTCCTTCTTCTCTTCGTCTAGTTTTTGTTTTGCTTTGTAGATCGCATACACTTGCGCATCAGACATCAAACTCACGCGGCGAGCCCAACGAGGGCCCTTGTACAGACTCGCCACGTAGTTCCTCAGCTGCTGTGCATTCATGTTAACTCAGTGGGCGAGGCTCCGGCAGATCGAGGAGGTAACCGCCACCGCGAAGCCTTGACGCGCGTGACCCTCGGATATCCAGCCAGCCCCACTTCTGATCGGTGTGAGCGCTCGGGAGCCCGACCAGTTCGTACAGATCCGCAACCGACACGGACTCGTAACGGCTGACGATGTCGAACATCTTCTCGATGACGTCTTCCGCTTCCTGACGTGAGTTCAGGATGATCTCGTCGAAGTCGTGATTGGCCTTTGCCCGACGCGTCATGCTGCGAGGCTGATCCTGCTGCTGCATGGCGTAACGGTTGTAGCTCACGTAACCGGTCGGACTCGACGGCGGCGGCGGAGCGCCATAGCCCCTACGGCTCCGACGGGACTCTCCGAACACCACGCGCTCCATCAACTGCGAGACACCCTCGACCATCGTGTCCTTTGCAGCGGGAATGAGCACGTCAAATATGACGTAGTTGCCCGCCGTCTTGGCGTCGCCCCCGAAGAACACACCTTTGAACTTCTTGCCGAGGCTGGGCTTACGCGTCCTGGCTGCCTCCGCAGTTACCTGCTTGATCTTCTTCTCCTCGGGGGTGTTCTCAGCCGGGTCCGGCTCACCCTTTCCCGTGAAGCTGTTACCTGGAAAGTCACTCATAAATATCCTCTGTTTAGAAAAAACGAAAACCTAAGCCCGTGGTTAGCGGGCGTAGGCTTGTGCTTGTTAGGCAGCGGGAGTTTCAACAACAACGGTGGTGGTCTTACGGGCCTTGATGGCTTCGATGCGCGAGGCGGTCCTGTCGACGATCGCATTTGTAACCGGGGAAAGCTTGTAGGCGACGTACTGGCCGAATGCCATCGTACCGATCTGAACGCTGGTGGCGTCCGTATCGATTTCGGTGTATTCGGAGAGTGCGGCTTCTGTGGCTTTCGCGGTGGAAATGGCGACCGACTGACGAAGGACGGTCTTGGCGACGAACTTCTTGGTCATAATGATCTCCGGGGTGTAGTGGGGTTCTCTTATCTTAGGGCGTGTTTTTCACGCGAGATACCACCACGTATACGCCTACTTCACGTCTTCCACCACCGCTTCTCCCGACGCCAGCTTCGGGGCCAGGAGAAGGAACTGATCCGCAGGCATTTCCTTGATTTCCGCCTGCGTGTAAATACGCACATCCTTCTTGACTTCCGGAACGTCAACTTTCAGCACCTCCTGCTTTGCCAGATTTGACGCTTCCTCGACGAGATCCGCAGGTACCACTTGCTGGATGAAGTTCGCTGCCAACTCCGCATCCAGCACCATGGTCATGAAGAACGCTTCGTACGCATTCGAGCTTGCAAAGTCCTCCCAGATCTCGTCATTCTTGATGTGCCGTCGTCCGTCGGGGGACTTCTTCCCGTAGGACGCCTTGAAGATCCCCTCGAGTTCGTTCATGATCACCTTGCCGTCTTCGGCAGCGATGATGTTCTCAAGGGACTGCTTCAATCCACCCGGATGTGCGACCTCGAGGCGGATGATGTCAACCTTGGAGAGGTGGAAATATAGATCCTCCTCCTGCTCCTGGTCGTTGAAGTCCTTGTACTTGACCGGGATCTTAAGCACTCGGCATGTCCTTGAGGAAATACTTCGCGATGATGAACCCCGCAACGACTCGAACGACAGTCGATGTGGGAATATGAATCACAACTTGCGTCACCACTACTTGTCCTCCTTCTCGAGACGCGCCACGAGCGCCGCGAGCTGATCGTTTGTTTGAGCCAGAGTCAGGCCGAGCTTTCGCACAGCCTGAGTCAGCTCCTTAATATCCCTACTCTGCGGTTCCACTAGTACACGTGCTTTCCGTAATCCGGAACGGGTGGGAAGTGATACTCCATCGCCACACACGGTCGGTTGTCGCTAGACAGGTGTGACGAGAACTTGATCTCAAGACGGTTGTCGAGATTGAACCCGAGCACATCCGACATGCCGTTCGGCGGTAGGCCCAGCTCGTCGTAGAACGTACTTAGGCTCGCGTAATTCGCGTTGACGATCTCGAAGTTGATCTTGTTCTCAGCCTGCTTGATCGCTTCAACGCTACTCATGAAATATCGTCCTGAGTACACGTCATAACAGAGCACCTCACCGTTGCCGATGATGATGATCTCACTCGACTCGACCGGGTTCTCAGCCAGTCGCTTCGCGACGAGTTCGTCGCGGATAGCCTGCTCCTTGCCCGGGCCGATCTTCTCGACGACCTTCTCCTTGTACTCCTGCAAGGCCTTGTCGGATATGGTGTACGCAGCGGCCAGCGCAGCGATCTCTTTCGAGGCCATACGGTTGGCCAGGATGATCGCCAGGATTGTGGTTGCACCGGCGAGGATTGGCGGAGCAAAGACCTGCCAGGTGAGCTTGAGCTTCTCCTGGGTGGTCAAGAACTCCATCGTGCCGAAGCCCTTCTCACCCATCTCCTTCTTGGCCACAATGGAGCGCCTGAGATGCTCATTGTCGATCAGCTCATCAGCTTTGAGGACGGCCTTGCCGGTCAGAACCGAAGTCGTGATGACCCCTGCCACGCCAATACCTGTGAGGATGCTGGCGGAGTTGTCATTGAGGAAATATGACGCTTTACCGAACAATTCACCGAGTGAGTTCACGGCGAAACCTTTCTGTTTGAAATATGTGTTTATCGCTTGACGCTGAGAGCACCGGGATTACGCTTCAGAGCCCGACGCTCTGCGACCTCACGGCTGG